CCAAGATTCTTTAGGAGAAATGTCAAAAGAATTGGATAAGTTACTAAATTCATAATATTTATATGAAAACTATCACTAATGACTTTCGGACAAGTAAAATCCATAATTGAAACAAGTTTAATAGAATCCTACAAGAATGAGTCGGATTTTAAAAAATCTTTAAGAGAATTCAAACATAATGTATTGAGTAATAAACCTATGTCAAAGGTCTACTCATTATATGACCAATTAACTACCCCACAAGGATTATCTGAGTCAGATGCCAAAGAATTCTTAGAAGAAGGTATTAATATTATCCAAAAATTATTAAAAGAAATTAAACTGCCTAAAACGATTTCTGAATCAAAAAATGAATATTCTGATATTGATACGTTAGTTTATATAAATAAAATTAATTTATCCGAAAGAGTTAGTTCAAAGAAAAAAATTATTAATGTTTTAATCTCAGAAAAGAAAACATTAAAAGAAAGTATTAATATTCCAATTAAATCAATGGTTAGTATTGCCAATCAAACTCTTAGAAGTTATATCGAAAATCTTACTGAACATGATAAAAAAGAATTTTTACAATTAATTTCTGAAGATACTAAAACTTTAGAAACTAAATTTGAAACACTTAGAGAAAGTACTATAGTTAAATTAAATTCTATTTTGGAAAAAGAAGAAGAGTTTGAAATAAAAACAAAAATTTCTGAAACAATAGATAGAATTAAAAATGAAAAATTTGACCAATTAAATTTCTTAAAATTAAAAAATTTAGAAGGATCCATTTAATTTTTTTTACTCTGAATATATTTTGCCTTTAAAAGTTCGGTTCTTCTTAGAACCGATTTTTTTTTATACTCTTTTCTTTCAAATAAAACTTGATTCTGTTTTGTTTTAATTACTTTAGACTTTAACAACTTGAGAGATTTATCAATGTTCTCGTTATTTTTTATTTCAATTATTATCATATATTAAAAATATCTAATTTTTTATAAAAATTTTGACTATTGAGTTTATATTTGTTATTTTTTTAACAAATAAACGCATAATAATATGAAAATTAATGAAAAAAGGGAAAAGTGTTAAAATAAATTTGTACAATCCTATTAAATCCACTTATGGAACCGTAGATTCCAAAAACTTAAAATCAGTATACATAAACATACAATCATGGGTTACACCAAAATTTGAACAGGATAATTGGACCCGAATAGTAGGGAATTTAAATAGAGAAATAAAACATTCAGTTTTTAATTCAATTCCATTAGAACTCTTTAAGGAAAAAAGTATTGTTGATTTGGACCTACGAACAAGTGGAATATCACACGGAAAAAAATCATTTTTTAATTTGGAAGTTAATCTCTACACAATAATTGATGTGGATTTTAAATCCCAAGAAATTAAAGATTCAATTAAAAAAATTATTAAAAATATCTTTAATAATAATATTATTGAAAACAAGTATTTTGATTTTTCAACATCAAAAAAATAAACTAATCAATAAACTATCTATTATTAGATATTTATTTTAAAACAATTGATGAAAAAATTAAGAATATTAGAAGCAAACGAACTTGGACATGGAATCTTAGTTGAAATGGATGCGGGTTACATATCTCCAAAAGATAAACTTAATGCTGACATTTTAAAAGAAGCATCAAATTTAGATTACAAAAATCCATTTGAATTTTATGCTGTCCTTCAAAAATATGATACACCAAATAGAAATGGTAGATTTTATCCTGAAAGAATACTTAAAAGAGAATCTGATAATTATAAAAAAACTATCGCTAAAGGTTTATCAACATCAGAATTAAATCATCCAGAATCTTCTCTTATTGATTTAGATAGGGTATCTCATATCATCACCGAAATATGGTGGGAAGGTAATATTTTGATGGGTAAATTAAAATTACTTACATCACCAGGATTTCATGAAACTGGAGTAGTATCAACAAAAGGAGATATTGCTGCAAACTTAATGAGACAAGGGGTTACTTTAGGTATATCATCTCGTGGAGTTGGATCACTTAAAAAAGTTGGGGAAAGAAATGAGGTTCAAGATGATTTTGAATTAATCTGTTTTGACTTAGTATCATCACCATCAACCCCTGGAGCATATCTTTTTTCAAACCCTGAAGATAGAAATAAATACGAAGAAAATTTAGATGAAGAAAAAAAACGTAAAGAACCAAATCAATTTGTGGACAAATCTGTTGACTTAATGAAAAAATTAAACGATTTTTTAGGAAAATAATTAAACATGGAAGAAAAATATTTTGTAGCAAAAATTCAGTATGACTTACCTGATGAGAATTCAGGAAAAATTAAAAAAATTAGAGAAGAAAAACTTGTTAGAGGTTATTCTGTAACTGATGTTGAAGCAAAGGTAACTAAGAAGTATGAAGGGTTCACACATGATTGGAGAATAACTTCAGTATCTGAAAGTAAAATTGACGAAGTAATTGAGTAATATCAATTAATTAATGAATAAAGTGGTCTATGACCACTTTTTTTGTTTTAAGGAACTATTTATCATAAATAAAATCACTTTATAGCTTAGAAAATAAACTTTTTTCAAGTTGACACTATTTATAAGTTAAATAAATAATTTTTCATGCAAGAAACTAAAAATTTAGTACAAGAGGCTCTTATTCAAATGAAACAAGTTGAAGAAGCTATTGCCGAAAATGCAAAAGGAATACTTCATTCTACAATGAAAGAAGAAATCAACCAATTAGTAAAAGAATCTCTCTCAGAACAAGATGATGAAGAAGAGGTTGACTTAGATTTAGATGCAGACATAGATGACACAGATGTAGATACTGAGGTAGATACAGACGTTGATATGGATGTAGATAACGATGAAATGGATATGGATGTAGATACAGACATTGACATGGATTCAGAAGATGAAAGTCCTATAGATTTAACTGATGCATCTGACGAAGAAATTCTGAAAGTGTTCAAAGCTATGGGTGAAGAAGATGGTATCATCGTTAAAAAAGATGGTAACAATATTCACCTAACAGATGATGACGCTGATACAGAATATCTTGTTAAGCTTGGTGAGTCTGAAGAAGACGAAGAAATAAATATGAATGAAATGGATGAAATTATGAACCAAGAAACAGACGAATCAGTACAAGACGTTATTGATGCTATTTTCTCTAAAAATGGAGACACATCAGAAGTTGATATGGATGATGTAGAATCTGATGATTCAGATACGGAAATGGATGAAGTTGTTTATGAAATTCATTTAGATGATGATGATGATTCTGAAGAAATGGACGAAGATGATTCAGACATGGAAATGGATGAAGATGATTCTGAAGAAATGGACGAAGATGATTCAGACATGGAAATGGATGAAGATGATTCTGATATGGAAATGGATGAAGATGATTCTGATATGGATGATTCTGACGTGGATGAATCTTACATTAGAGAAGGTAAATCAACAATTAAACCTAAAGGTGTTGGAATTGGCTCAGGACCTAAATTCGCTTACAAGAAATCTGCTGGCGGATTTAAAGAGGACAAAAAACAAGGTCCTAAATCAGTAGGTACTGGTAAAGCAAAATTTGAATACAAGAAAGGTGGTAACATGGAAGGTAAATCTAAAATTGTTAAAGCTGAAACTAAAGAAGGTCAAGGATACAAAGATAAAGAAGACGAAAGATTGGCTATGAAGCACGGTAAAATTGCTTCAAAAGATCTTAAATCTACTAAAGCTCGTAGAGATGATGCTGGTTTTGAAAAAGCTGAAACTAAAGAAGCTGCAAGAACTTATGGTATGGGTTCTAAAGAAGGCAGAGGTTTGAGAAAAGGTATCACAAACAACAGAAATTACAATTACAGTAATTCTGGAGTTAAAGTAGAATCTACAAACGCAGAAGTTAGTATGTTGAGAGAAAAGAACGATGAATATAGAAAAGCATTGAATGTTTTCAGAGAAAAACTTAATGAAGTTGCAATCTTCAATTCAAACTTAGCTTACGCTACAAGATTGTTCACAGAACATTCAACAACTAAAAAAGAAAAAATAAATATCCTTAGAAGATTTGACGGAGTTGAAACTTTAAAAGAATCAAAAAGTCTTTATAAGTCTATCAAAGATGAATTAACTAAAGGAGACACACAACCAATTACTGAATCAGTTGAAACAAAATTAAACAAACAAGTTTCTACAGGTTCATCCGTTAATCTAATTGAATCAAAAACATATGAAAATCCTCAGTTCTTAAGAATGAAAGATTTGATGTCTAAATTAGGTTAATAAAAAATAAATTAAAAAACAAAACAATACTAAAATGGGAGCATTATTAGAATCAGGTCTTGTTGGTAACATCGGTCTTAAGCACCTTAAAGTTATCAAAGAAGATACAATCAACAAATGGGACAAATTAGGCTTTTTAGAAGGTCTTAAAGGTCACATGAGAGAAAACGTAGCACAATTATACGAAAACCAAGCATCATTTTTAATCAATGAAGCATCATC